GCGTAAAGTTTCCAGAATAGGTAGTAGTTCCTTCCATGTCCAGCACGATCGTGTCGCCAGGGGACGAGTTGGTAAGGGCAGTCTGGAAGTCGGTCGCATTGTGCGGTGTCCAAGTCGTGCCTCCCGCCGGCGGGTTCCACGTCGTGTCGATGAACAAACTGGGCGGAGTAGGATACGGCATTTGAGCCACGGCAGCGCTAACTGCCAACATCAGAGCAAAGATTGTGAGTAGTCTTTTCATATTCCTGCCTGTGCTCCAGTTCATCAGAACCGAGTCGGCTGCGTGTTGCCCTGGTACTGCACGTTGTAGATGATGGTAAAACTCGTAGCCGTCATGCTAGTTGTTGGCGTCACCTGCAAGAGAGTCGGATTGGCCGCAGTCAGTGCCCACGAGTCGGTAAGGGTAGAACCTGACGTGCAGGTCGTCGCTTCGTTTAGCCCTGCCCCGGTTGTCGGACTCACTACGAAAACGCTAGCCGAGTTCTCGCCAGCGAAGTTCAGCGTACCACTCAGAGCACATTGGTTTGTTCCACCGCTGGCTTGGATCGTGTACTCTACCTGACCGCCAGTGGTTTGCAGCGTAGCAAGAGGGATGCTTAGAATCGTGCTCGCAGCCGCGCTAGTAAGGTTCTTCGTTCCCCCGATGATCTGTTTGGTAGTTCCAGCAACTTGAACATTACCACCCGCTGTTGTGTTAGCTGCGGGAGCAGTTGCACCCAGAGATGCGTCGGCAAGCGTGAAGCTGAACGTGGTCGTCGTATTGTTAGAGATGCAGGGGGCAGAAGCACAGCCTAGATAATAACTGCCCGTGTCTCCAGTCTTGGTGGCGTAGATATTGCGGCCCGTAGTCCCTACTGGCCCAACGGGAATTACACTCAGGGGCACGGTAGCAGCTACACCGCAAGTCTGAACCGCCGACTTTGCGCTTGGGAGTGATTCACCAAAAGCGGTTATGAATGTTACCACCCAACTGTGGGTGCCTGCTGTGCAGCTTCCGCCCGACGTGGGAGTTCCTGCGGTCAGCGCTGCCGGGGTAGTGTCATTCGCATAGTTCGTCGGGCCGGTAGAGGTTACACCGCCGTACAGGGTATTGGTTGCTAGCCCCGTGGAGTTGTGGGTTGCGTAGGACGACGTGCCGCCACTGGTTGTGTTCCCTGTCGTCACCTGCTCGTAAAAGCTGGTACTGTATTTAACGTACCCGCTCTTTGGAACAATCCACAAATCAGGAGAGCCGCCAGTTCCTGACCCAATCGTAGTTATCCCAGGAGACGCTCCAGTATAGTTGCTCTGCAAAGACAAGCCAGCGTAATTGCTCCCGTAATTGTTGACAATCCCATCGGATGAGGTGAAGATCGTCATCTTCATCGAGTTCGTCCCGTTCTTTAGCTCTAATTCATAATCGCTTCCTTGGTACAGGTTGTCATTTCCAATCGCCAACCCTACTGTGTTCGGGAAGAGGTTCCCACCATCAGCCATGATCTGGGTATCAAGGCTCTGGTCGTAACTTGCGTTGAACGGTGTACAGTAGATGCCAGAACAACCCATGTTGCCGATAATGACGCTCCCCGGAACCGCCGTGCCATCGGTACAGAAGGCATAGGCCGTACCTAATGCATCCCAAAAACTGTTATTCACAAACGTATTCCATCGGGCGTATGACATGCTGATGCCGCAGCCGCCAGTGTAGCCAGTCAGCTCGATTACATTACCCGAAACTTGGTTGCCGGAATCCTCCATTCCGGTTCCGCCGTCAAGTTCAATAGCATTAGCTACTCCCCCGCCGCTCTGGAATGAGATGATGTTGTTAAGGAACTGCACGCCGTTTCCGGTGCGCTGCAACTTCATGGCGGTTCTAATCTTCTCGAAGGCGTTGTCACGAATTACTGTTCCATAGCCCTGGAAGCGATCATTGATAGACCCATTTAACGGCGTCGGTAGATCGTTTGTTCCCCCTAGAATAATGGCATCGTTGCAGGCTGTAGTTGTAATGTGAGTCCCGAGGAATGTGTTGTTGTGAATCTGCACGTCTGTCAAGGTAGTTTGCAAGAAAGGCTGACAATCGGTGCTGGTATCTTTGAGTGTCAGATGGTCAATTTCTAATACACCGCCACCCTCTGAAACCATCTTCGGGCCACTGGCATATTGCAAATCCAATCCGCCCCCACCGATAATAGAGCCATGAGCATCAGTCATGGTGAAGGTATTAACTTGGCCCGTAATCCTATAAGGAGGGGAACTCCATGGAGTAGTTGCGTTCTTCGGAAAGACTACCTGCCCAGAGATTAGGCAAAATTTTCCGGGGGGGAACTGGATTGTCCCGCCTCCGTTGGTATAAAGAACACCTAGCAGGGTATTGAATGCGCTGGTGTCGTCCGTCGAATCGTCGCACGCAAAGCCATTGGCCATCGCGTTGTAGACCGCTCCGCCATTGTCCCATATTGGAGCAGTAATCGGCTCGGCAGTTGAAACCGTTGTACCACTGTCGGTGATAGAAGAAGCTACGGCGTTAGTGCCGTCTGACTTCATCACAACGTTAGCTCCAGCAGAGTTGGTGATTCCTCCACCACTCCCACCCCCACCGCCCCCGCTCCTTGCGGAGGCTGCTGAAGGTGTGATAGTAGCTGTAGCTGAACCAGACATGGTTGCTGAGGCCCGCATACGTAGCCCTGTAAATCCAGCAGCATTGACCTGCCAAGTACCATTAGCTGTAGCAGAGGTGACAGCGGTTGTGGAGGCTAAGGGGGTGACGTTTACAGCTACCCAAGTAGCTCCACCATCGCCTGTAGCCTCAAATGAGATGGTTCCTGTCCATGTACCTGAGAGTGTTAAAGTGGCACCACCCTTATCTTCGGGAAGATTGACTATAAGACAACTAGCTTCTAGTACACAGGTAGTGCCACTGGTTGTGATTACGTTACTCGCTGCCCATGAGGGCATGGCCCACAGAGCAATGAATAGCAGTACCGTTGATAGACGTTTCATTATCCCTCCTAAAAATCTATGCCCCATGATGCCAAGTCCTTTAAGTTCTCTTTAAGATCATCCATGCTACCTGTAGTAACTGTTAGTTGTGTGCCCTTGATTTGCTTACCAATCTCACTAACCTCCTCCATACAATCTTCAAGACTCGATCCGTAAGCCACAACAGCACCTACCTCTTCACCAGAGTTCTGTGGAAGTATCCATGTCTCATTACCGAACTGTGCAGCGTAGCGTAACTTGACTTGGTTACGATACTCTGCTGGGAACTCTATGAGCATAGGCTTCTCAGGAGACCATTGGCTTTTGATGAGAACTTCACAGCCATACTTAGCTTTGTAGATAGGCTCAACAAGCATCCCGTTAGCCCCTTCCCACATAATCTCAGGTAGGTTGGTGATTAGGTCTAGCTCTAGCTCAGACACAGGGGAACCAAACCTACAGCATGGATCAGCTAGCCAGAGACCACCCTTACCTACCCTAGACTCCAGAGCAAACAAGTTACGATACTGATAGCTCTCTAATGTAGGTGATAGCTTCTCATAGATGTCAACTAGGGTTGGGGGCATAGCAGCCCAAGGCTTGACTGCACCCACATAGCCCATATCTTTCTGCTCCACACCTAGCATAGCCATTGCTGGATACTTACCATCTATACTATAAGTATCTATAGCAATATCTAACGTGTCTGGTAAGTTATCTTCCACTACAAAATCACGTTGTTCAGCTATGGGGCCAAACTCAGCCTCCATAAAGTCTAGCCGATTCTTAGCTAGGTCATAACCTTCAACTGAGAATGTCTCAGTGTCTCCACGAGTCTTATCAATCTTAATCCAGAGCTTAGTGTTGCCACGGCTCTTGATGTACTTCCTGAGTGCTGACATTCCTGTAACAACTACATAGGGAGCTTGCGGTATACTCAGCCCAGCAAAGTGCTCCTTAGCATCAGTACGGTAGCACTCTAGCTCATCCGCATTACGCGACCCAAATACCCTTTTACCCTTCGACGCCAGATATTCTTGCAACGTCCCTTGATGAAGATCAGTAAACACAAACAGGTCAACATCATCTATAATGTCCCATATATCATCTACACGTTCAAAGTCAGGGAAGCCCTCACCTAGCTCAGTCTTGTAGGATGAAGGGAAGTCAGCTACCCAAGGGGAGGTATAGTAGACCTTACCAAATCGTTTGCTGAGTGATCGCGCTACCTCAGCAAAGATGCCGTTATCTACTACGCAGACCGTATTGGTGGTAAAGTCCATTATAAGTTCTCCACAGTAGCATCGTACTGTTTCCAATCTACATCTAACTCAAGTGCAAGTAATCGCTCAACACAAGTAGAGAACTGATGCTCACGATAGTAGGGGGCTGCTAGACTATCCCCAGGCTCACTAACATCATTATCCCCTCTAAGAGATTCATACTTAATATCAAAGTCATCTACCTGTTCTTGCTGTATCCCTCGGTGTCTACATATAAGACATTCAGCTAATTCGTGAAACGCAACTAGCATCTCATATCGCCAGTCACCCATCTTTGATACTGAGATGGTCAAGTTATCTCCATCCCATTGCCAATCTCCACACGTAGAATAACGTTGCTGGTTGTTAGGTATGACCTCAATCGTTACTTTCATTGACCCCTCTTTATACTAAACTTACCACGACTAGACTTAGCCCCCGGCAAGGATGCTTGCTTACCCTGCTTTGCCCCCTCATGGTATACTGCTGCACCTACAAGTCCAGCAAGGAAGTCTTTGTAGGTTAAGCCCTCATCAGGATTCATAAGGCGCTGTGACATATCCTTTATGACAAAAGGTGCAGGCAATAGCTGTTCCCCAGCAAATGCTAATCCCTTCTCGCTCTTTTCACCAAAGCTATCAGTACGCTTTATAATTGGCCTACCCTGCCAGTCTGTTTTCTCAGTTAGCTTAACTCCAGTTCCAACAAGTGGTGAGGCTTTGTTAAGGGCAAACTCTACTGTGCCTATAGGGAAGCCATCACGCATTGTGCTATTGATCGTACCTATAGCATCCTTGGGTGCACCAACAAAGAACATGCTAGAGTACATCTCTTTACCCTTATCGTCCTTGCCAAGATAAACCTTATCCCACTGCTTTGACATCTGGCCTGTGAGTAGGAGACTCATGCCCTGTGTCATAGCATAGCCAGTAGTGAATGACTTTAGCCAGAACATACGTGCTGCATTACCACCAGGGCCACCCTCAAAAGCATACTTCAGGTTTGCTACGTTACTGAATGTCCAGTCAGGGGCAAGTAAGAACATACGCCCAACAGCTTGAAAGTTTTTACTGACTCCTAATACATCCCAGTTAAGTCCTCCATACACGGCGTTGGCTTCCTTAGCAATAGAGCGCATAGCAGTACCATATTCAGAGTCAGTTGTGTTTGGGTTCTTGGCAAGCCAAGCTGCCTTTCGTGTCATATACCCAATTACTTTGAACTTACGTTGGGCTACATCAAAGGTAGCTTTAGTCATACCCTTGAAGATTGCATCCACTGGTGCGTAGCCTTCCTTGACCTTTGCTAACAAAGTATTGCGTGGCTCTAAGCTAGAAGGCTTTGGGCCTTGGTATGCCTCATAAGGTACGCTAGTTTTAGTTGTTGTTAAACCCCACAGAGCACCATCCCTCTCACCTTCCTCAAACTCAGGGGAGTTATTACCAGTATATAGAGCTTTCCTATAAGCGTCTACTCCTTCATTATTCATAAACGAGAGCGACAAAGCACGCATGTGGAATGGAGATAAGCCAAGCTCAATAGACTTGATATATGCTTGGGTCATCTTAGCAACCTTCCAAAATTTAGCCCCAGATATAACATCATTCTCAAGAATCGGACGCATGGCTTCGGCAATCTTAGGTGGCACCTGAAGCCCCATACGGAATTGCTTATCTCCACTAACAACTGTTTTACCTGTACCCGGAAGCTCTACCCAATCCCTAGGTATACCACCAAACTCTTCTAGCTCCTTCTGGCTGAGAATATCTTTATATGCTTTTAGCTCAGCCGGAACCTGACCTGCTACTCCATGTTTACCAAGCTCAGAGTTCTTTAACTCCATTTCAAGCACGTTGCGACCTACAGAGGTTCCAAGCCTATCACCATAGATACGTAGCTCATCAACTGCGTTGAAGGTACGAGCTTCAGTCTCACCAGACTTCAGGGGGTCTAGTAAACGTAGGTACTCACGACGGATGTCATGTGGTGAGCGTTTAGAGAACTTCGATCTACCTACACTACTTTCCTCATCCTCAGCGTGCATAAAGTTACGTGGGCTATATCGAGCTGGATCAATGCTGCTGTCAACACCTACGAACTGACGACGTAGATCATTAGCTTGCTTAAAGTATTCGGTCATCTGCTTATCAGCTTCAAGCATCTTAGGTGTAGGCTCTAATGCACGTTCCATTGAGGGTATAGCACGCTTTAACTTCTCGTTGTCACCCTTACGTATCTCCTCAATCTCAGAACGTAACTCATTAGGATCGTCACGATAGTCACGCATGAAGCTGAGTGCTTCCTGATCTATGTAGTCAGGTATTAGCTTTGCTATGTGCCCTGCAACCTGTTCTGCTTGAGCGTGTACCATGTTCCGTGGGCCAGTGAATAGAGTACGGATTACAGACTTACCATAGCCTTCACTCTTGTTACCAGCCTTGATGTCATTCAATGATTCTCGGTTCTTAGCAAGGAACTGGGTAAGCTCTTGTGATACTCCAGTAAGCTGTGACTCACCTTCTAGAGTGGTACGATCAGATACACGCTTATGGGCATTCATGTAATCTTCACTATGGAACTCTCTATCCTCGTCACCACCCTGTTTCCACATCTCATGCACATCAGGTTCATTCTCTTTGACCCAGTTCTTTGCTTGGGAGCGATTGAGGTAGTCACCACTGGGAGTAGTAAAGCCTCTACCAGACTTGAGTGACTCCTTTGGGGGTAGTGGATCATCTTCAGGAGCCTGTAGTTCAGCAATACCACTAGGCCCACGTAGGGTGTAAGCACGATCAATAACCTGCTGTACTTGAATCTCAGGTTGAGATAGTACCTTATCAGCTAGCTTAGGATTAGCCTCAAGCTCATCAATACCAATAGGACGCTCACCAGTCACACGTTCTGCTAGGTCTGAGTGAGTTGCATCCTCTCCACTGATAACCTGCTTGCTACCATCCTTAGCTGTTACTCGAATAGCAGGTTGTAGTCCTGGCTTCATCTCAGGCTTAACTGGGGGCTGCGCTTGTAGCTTCTCAGCAGACTGTTCAGGGGTAGTGCCGTCCTTGGTGTATACATCCATCAAGCCCTGTTTAGCTTCAGGTGCACCAATACTACCTGCTAGTCCTGCTGCTGAGACTAGGACAGCATTACGCTCAAATCCCTCTAAGGTAGGCATACGCTGATTCAATACAGAACCAGCTACTTCCATAGCTGTAGACTGGTATAAGCCTTTGAGTAATGTAGCTGCTGCTGGACTCTGAGCAAGGAACTTACCTACTGGTATATCGCCAGCCAGTATCATTGCTTCTCCACTAGCAGCACCCTTAGCAGCATCCCATAGTGCACTACCAGCACGACTTGCTAGATCACCAGGACTCTTTATGTCACCCTTCTGGTAATGATCCATGAGAGTCTTTCGTAGGCCAGCACTAAGGGCAAACCCACCTAGTGTACCTAGCTTAGCAAAGCCAGCGAGCTTACCTAGGCCCATAGGAAGGAAGAACGATGGATCAGTATAGATACTAGATACATCATGGATGAAGTTTAATAGTGCATCATGTGACTCAAAGGGCTCTGGTGGCTTACCTCTTATAGCCATTGCTAGAGGTGTTTCCTCTAAGCCAGACTTAGCTGCCTTACCAACCTGTGCATCATAGTCACTAGCAATATCCCGGAAGCCTTTGTCAAACTCTTGGTAATGGTCATAGGCAAGTTTAGGATCAGCACCAGTCATCTTGGAGTGGATGAGTGCCTTGAGTAGCCTGCCGGACTCCATCGGCCCGCTGAAAAGCTCGTGCCCTACCATGCTTGTGAGTTCCCCGGCTACGCTTGCAGGTTCCCACGATCCTCCAGCCCCACCAGAAGAGGGCGCTGCGTTCGCTGTGGGCGAGGCTGGCGCTGGGGATGACCCAACAGGGTTCCCAGACGCATCCCACTCGTGTGTGGGCGCTGTACCAGCCTGCACGGGATTCCCCTGCTCGTCCCACTCACGCGGCGTTATTGCTGTAGTTGCCATGTCTTAGTCTTTGGATTCCACTCTGCGTTATCTGGTACACTCTTGGGTCTTGATGGAGCTGATTGAGATTTAGTAACAGGAGCACTCGTTGCTGCTGGTGTAGGTACTGCTGGCCCATGCACCAAACCATACAATAAATCCTTAACGTAGTTTGATGAAGCTGCCTTACCAGTCTGATCTGCCATATCCTGTGCCTCTTTCAGAATGGCAGACCCATGTAAGTTCTTCTCCTTAATAGTCTTGAGTAATGAGTCACGAGCATCAGCAGCTTTACGATTGTTCTCAGTCGTCAAGGGCATGGCTTTGTATACAGATGAAATGATACCTATACCTTCTTGAATCTCTGGATATTGGTCACTGTCCTTATACATATGCCATAACTTAGCACCATCTGCTTCAGTCATCTGACCCTTGGATATAGGCGTAAGGATGTCACTGTTATAATCAATCACGTCACCCTTAGCCATGCGATCAGACAACCTTAATGACGTTGCAATACTCTTATCCTCAAGCTCCCGCATTCTCTGTTGACGTTCAGCCAAACCAAGACTACGCTCCTCATTACGCATTACACGAGCTTGACGTTGCTCTTGAAACAGAGCTGTCTTTAACTGATTGACAGCTTTGGAGCTAGCCTTATCAGTCTGTGGCAACGCTTCAATCTGAGCAATGGTAAGAGGATGCTTTGGATCATATATCATAGGTGAGTATTTCTCTAGCACATCCTCATCCTTATCCCGCTGCACCTTCTGATGCATCTGCCACTGCCTTGCATCATCCTCTTGTAGCTTCTCAGCCATCACATAGTTAGGCTTACCATTAGGAGTAACGATACCATGCGACTTTAGCCAGTCACCATCCTGTAATGCTTTCTCACGAGCTTCATAGTCTGGGGTGTTATCTGGGTGCTTAAACTCTGGAGAGCTGAATGCCTCAGCCTTGACATTGAGTGCACCATTAAGACTCCCAGCTTCCTCCTTCTCAGTAAGGGAATGGTTAGTATCAACAGCATGAGTATATAGTTGACTCAGCTCCCCACTACTAAGTTCGGAGTGTTCCAAGTTACCACCACCGCTACTTAGCTGTTTTATAACATCATCTCTAACACCCTGTGATGGACTGTTGATTTTGGTAAGGATTGAACCCTTCTGAATATCCTTGCTCAACTGCATCTTGAGAGCTTCAGCCTCTTGTGGGTATAGGATACCACTTTGAACAAATCCCTGAAGCTGCAAGTCAAACTGTTTATTCTCTGTTGATGAGTTACCCCCGGCTGCTATGGTATTGATAGCAGCTTGTACATGCTTCTTACCTAATATCTCTAGTGCAGCCGTACCACTATCCCTTATGATAACTGCCTTCCTAGCATTTACAGTGTTCTGAAGCTCAACATCCTCACGCTGAAGATGGATAGAAAGTTCCTTTGATAACTCACGGTCATGCTCATAAGGAGCTATGGCATTCTGCAACTCTCCCCTACCATGATCTAAAATTGCTTGAGCCTCTTCTGGAGTCCTTGCTTTGTTAAGATCAGCATGTACTTGGCTCTTTACTTTATCTAAGGCAATCTCTGCTTGAGCAGCCTTTAGCTGACGTTGAGCATAGATCAGGTGCCCTTCAAATGCCATATTAGCCTGGGCCATCTGTTCAGTCTCTTGGCCCAGACCTGCAATGGTCTCCCCCACAGAACCAAACTGACCAGGACTAGCCTTTGGCTCTGCTACTGGTTCATCAATCGGTAATGAAGGTATCTGTGCCATTATGGAGCAAACACCGTTCCCATCCCGCCCATACCAGAGGACGCATTAAACGTACTATCAATACCACTACTACCACCACCAGTGTATCCAGTTGCACTGAGGTATCCTTGAACACTCTTACTCATGCCACTAAGGAACGTACCAATCCCAGCCACCTGACCTTTCCATGCAGCAACCTTACCGTAGTATTCCTCAAGTGTCGAGGCTTCTGTACCAGACTGATATATCTCCTCTGCCTGTCTCCCACCACGTCCTGCTGTAGCTGCCATCATAAGTAGTGGAGAGCCTCTAGTAATGTCAACACCTGATGCAGCATAAGCTGTAGCCTGCTTACCAACCAAGGCTGAATACTTCTGCTCATTAGCAACCATGTCATTAGACATGTTGTTAAGATCAACTTGAGCATTGTAGTCATAGCCTGCTTGCTGTTGCTTACCAGCATCAGCTTCACCCATACCAGAGACTAAGGAGCTTATAATCCCCAGTCCCGAGAGCGCACCAGATTGAGTAGTCGGATCACTCATATTATCTTAGTCCTGATTATATGACATACGCATTACTAACCCGCGTAAGGTAAATGGAAATGGCTCATCTTGGACAATGTAAAAGGTTGATTCATCATCCCAGTCAGCGTCAAGATCACGGGTTATTTCAAAGGTAGACATTGCTGGTTGCTGTCCCATTGTCCCAGGCCCATACACAATAGGATACATGTGGTTAAGGTCTGTACCGAACTGACCCCCCATTGATTGATATAAAGACAACGTGGCTCTGTTCAGCTTCTGCTTCATACCTCGTGTAGTGTTACCTGCTGAACTGAGTACAGGGTTCACAGGTTGTATGGTTGTGCTGTATGGCAACCCTACTGTAATCTGATTACAATAGTAAGGAAATGTCAGGGAGTCAGATGTAACGATAGTTGGGGGTAGTATCTTAGCTCCATCACCTACAGCAATTACCGTTTGGCCTAGAAGGTAGTACATACCTGTAACTACGTTGGTCACGGGGAGGGCTGTACCACCACTGGTGTAAACTCCAAAGGCAGTAGTGTCCATGCCCTGTAGTTGAAACGTACCAGCAACGTAGTCTGTATTGATAACTGTGTATGCCTCAGTCTTGTCTTGGTTAATCTCAACCATCCCCAAGACATTAGCTATCTGCACAAATGTTCCATTAACAAAGGTCTGCCCAGGAGCAGTAACAGTGGGTGGGTTAGTATTACTTATAGCTGTGATAGCAACTGCTGGGCCTAGATTAAGCTGTAAGCCACAATGAACAAAGAAGGCATTGGATAGCTGACCAAACAATTCCTGTGGCATGAAGTATTCAAGATAGCGCCCGACAGCACCATTGATAGTCCGCTGAACGCTGATGACTACCATGTCCTCTTGGTTCTGTCCAGTTATTACTGCTACAGATTCAACCTTGCCACCCTCTGATAGCATGTTTACACGGAACCATGCGTACACTTGATCCTGCTTGTTGAACACCAGACCAAGTAGTTGACCATCTGCTCTAACAGCCCAGAATATCGGATAGGGTTCTGATTGGAATGCTGTCTGAATAATACCAGAACTAGCCGCATCTGTACCAATGGTGATCTGTCTGTTGAGTCTAGTTAGGTCTGTGTTGTCCCACTGGTTGCTGACAAAGTTATAAGTCAGGAATGTTACTGTCTTAGCCGAGCGAGAGACAAAGATTGCAGAGTCACCGACTAACTGTGGCTGGAGTCGGGCTACTCCTAGTGTACTTTGCTTAGCAGCATTAACACTAACCTGACTTATTGACGTTCCACCAGGACTTGAGATAGCCCATATACCACCTGCCGTACCAACTATAAGAGCGTTAGGTGAACCAATCAGGTTAAGTATCTGATCTAACAGTGTAGACACCAGGGTGAATTGTACAGCATAGTCATCTTGAGTAGAATCACAAATAAAGTCTGGGTAGTCACCCTGTACGCTACCCCATAGAGTGGTAGGGTTATCGTCAGTACCAGCTAACCACAAACGCTGTTGATAGAATGTTCCACAAGCTGGATAGTTACCAGTAGTGTTAAATAGTGCAACTACCGGAACTATAAATCCACCCCCAGTATATGTTAGCCATTTAGTAGAATCAACTAAGGGAGTTGTTATTAGTGTGCTACCAACAGACTGAGTGGGGGATACTGTATAAGTGCCGAGGCCACCAACACCACCTAAGAATGCTGTTACTGTAGTACCTGATGTAACTCCTGTTCCTGCTAATAGCATACCAACACTGATCGCACCACCATGTATTAGTGTAACTGTTAGGGTTGTTCCTGAGATAGCGCCAGTAACTACTGCACCACCATCAGCGGGTGTCAAGTTTATTACGTCGGTATATCCCCCAGAGCTGGCAATAAAGAACTCACCCTCATTGAGTTCTACCATACCAGAGCAGCCATTAATGTAGATACGTTCTCCTTCAGTAACACCAATAGCCTCTGCTAGCGAGACTGCACATGGATTAGCTTGCGTAATGTCAGCTATGGATGTTCCTATACCAGAGAAGCCAACGCCTATAATATCAGAGGTGCCACGATATGGAGGTTCATTATACTGTCCACCTGGAGGAGATAAAGTATAAACCCAGTTAGTAGGACTTAGCTGCTCTACACAAGCTGGTGGATGGTTAGGGTGGAATATCCACAGAACGTCAGCACTCTGGGTTGAGCAATCAAGCTCAAACAGTTCATTTTGTAGGTATGGTAATCCTGTAATGGTTGCTACATTTACTAGAGTCCATGAGCCGGGGGTAGCTGGCACAAATACAGCAATAGCTGTTCCACCATAGAATGCGTTGTTAATGATCCAAAGAATCGCTCCCTGTGTAGTAGAGAACTGAAATGGAACCACTCTGCATGGGTTTGGTGTAGCACCACCAGCAGCGTAGTATGTTCCAGGCATCTTCTTTGTGCCACCCTCTACCAAGGGTACAGAGTTCTCTAGGGTACGGCAAGCAGACTTATACTTGCTAATGTCCTCACGATTGAAGATCAGCTCGCTGACTTCACCAGCGTTGAATGTGTTGATGTATGGATAAGCTTTAGGCATTTACCACCTGCGACCTCCCCAACCACTTACCCATCTACCAGCACGTTCCCAACTCTCTGAGCCTGCCTCGTCCTGCTGATAGTCCATACACTCATTCTGAGCTTCAGCACTGTTAAGGCTATCACGATATAACTCAAGCATACTCTGACCTTTCTGCTTATCCTCAGTGATAGCAACACTGACCTCAGCAGCTAGGCGATATGCTAGGCAGGTTACAAACCCAGGCATGAGTTGTGTGTAGTCAGTGATGAGTTGAATGTAAGTTATTGCTACAGGAGCTTGCCATCCTCCATAGTTGGTTAGGGCATACTTCCCAGACGGGAATGGTGGTGGATAAGGTACTGGTGGTGCTGGTGGAACTACCAACCACCCAGCAGTTAGTGTCTCAATCTTGTAGTCATAATCATTAGGCCAGAATGGAGGGTCTTGACGGTTGTACCAACCCATACCTTCCGGCCCATACATCCAAGCATAGTTACGGTTGGCTTGACGCTTAGTAGGGCGCACGAAGCGTAAGAAGTCTGCTGGTAGTGCCCAAGCAAACTTATAGGTGTAGAGTGGAGTAACTGAGCTTAGTACAAGCTGCTGCCGAGTCTTAGCAAACTTCCAATCACGTTCAGATAGTACCTCTTGGAATATAGCATCCCAGACATCTAGAACCTTAATAGCATTGGGGCTGTTTTCATTCAGATCAGTAATCTGACCACGAGCACCTATCTTACCAAGAGCCAAGTTTGCGATACTGGCAGCACTATAATTCATTTTACAGCCTCAACTACTTCCTCAGCTTCCTCAGCAGCTCTGCGCTCTGCTAACAGCCGCTCCTCTTCCTCATCAGCATTAGCTGCTTGGGCATTATCCACAGTAGCTTTAGTCTTGTTATGTAGGCTACGTGTGTGTGTACCAATCTCGCTCAAGCGGTCAAAGGGCTGTCCACATTCCTTACAAAAGAATATACGATGGGCTGTACTAGAGGAGTCAGCCCTGTCAAACTGGAATATCCACTTGCCTGTCTGGGTCTTGAGCCATACGAGCTTACGTTGATACTTGTCAGCTAAATCAATCTGGTATTCAAGCCCAGGGAAGTATTGCACAGCATTCCTGCTCTCGAAAGCATGAGCTGTACACTTTGCTACGATGATATGTTGATCTGACATGTTATCTCCCAGAAGGAGGGCTAGCCCCCTTGGTTAGTTGTTATTGTGTACCAGCAGTGAAAGCGTTAGCAACATCGGTAGCTGGGCTAGAAGCATTGGCTCCTGCTCCATGTACAAAGAGAGCTACATCGGTAATCGGCATTAGCTTACTCCTAGCTTAGTATTGGGGGCATGACCCATGCCACACCCCCAGGTTAGTGTTACTGTTCACCACCAGTGCGTGGCCCCCAATAGGACACGATGGTGCCATCAGTTGTGGGACTACCAGCCAAGACAGCATACCAGCGCAAGAACTCCAGCACTGTCGATTGTGGGACAGGGATGAAGTAGTGTGCACCCAGTATCTGTAACTGGGCTAGAGTGAGTGAACGAGTAGCAATGATGTTGGTTGCTACACTGTACAGGGCACTAGCAGACGCTGACGTGAGTACCTCAAAGTTAAGTGAGGTGAGGGTATTGAATGGAGCCATGACCAAGATATGGACTCCAAACTCCGTACCACCATTTCCAGGAATCTCAGGAGGGAAGGTATAACCCTTCTCAGTGAGTGATGGGAATGCCGGAACCCAAGGATAAGCAGTCCCAGGATTAGGAGCACCAAAGTCCAGTTCAAGGTTACTGTATTGACTGGCAGCCGTACAGAGAGTGTCGCCAATGGTAGGAGGATAGGCAGTGCCAGTGGTTGTGGTTACAGTCTGCGAGGGACTCACTGTAGCAGTACCCGTTAGACCATTACCAGTAAGGATCGCAGTAACCGTAACACTTGAGGATACGGTTGGTGCTCCACCAGCAAGAATAATTACCTGACCAACGATCACCTCCCCAGTAGATACCGTGTAGGTTAAGGTTGTTCCAGACTGACTTACGCCAGTCAAGGCATTGGCAGTTGTGGTAGTCGGCAGACCCAGTGAGGAGCCGCTACCGTGAAGATAAGCAAGAGCATCAGAATACGGCATTGGTTCCTCCTTTTAGGTGACTACCGTTTCAGTGTTGAGAAGTTTCTCACACATCAGAATGGGAATATTTTGGAACTTGGTTACAGAGCGCCCGAATACATCAACTTCGTTCGCACTGAACATGGTGTAAGCGTTAAGCTTCTGACTAACTGCACGGATGTCAACCTGTGTTTTAAGTTGACGGTTCATCAAGAGCACCGTGCCAGGAGCCTCACCACTTCCGGGGAGTTGGTTCTTGGCTTCGATAAAGACATTCTCATCGAAGTTGTTGCTACTCAAAGCAACAGAGTTAATGTTGGCAATACGTTGAGCACACCGCTCATCGTTGATTTGAATACCCATGCGCCAAGTGAGGTGGGTACGAAGCACTTGGTACATATAGTTAAGCATTGGGCCACCACCCGTTGCACTTGGTTGCTCTTTGGTCATCTCACCCAAGTCCTCAATGTTGAGGCCAGCAGGGGTGTTAGGTGGGTAGATACCATAGACCTTCATCTGACCTAGCTCAAGGAACCATGCACTGGTACAGGAACCAGAGGTAGCCCCATTGTTCCACACGTTAGGCACCCAGCTTAGGTCGCCGTTCGGGTAGGACTCTAGGTTATTGAAGCGGGTAGAAAGACCATTGAAGGAGCCAGGGTCTTGTGACAGGTTGCCGTAGAATAAGAGAGATTCCATTAGCTGCTTGAATCCCTCTACGTGGTTAAGGTCTTGATCCTGACGCCACATGTTAGGATCGTTCTGAATCTTCCACAGTTCCTTATCCACTTCACTGTATGCCTCAAACAAAGCCATCGGATCACTGAGGGGAGTGTTCTTGGCAGCAGTGGGTTGGACACCTGTGTTAAAGCGTCGAGTACCAGGTACTGGGATAGAATCAGTACGTGTGGCAATGTTGGACAAGATTTGGTTGGACGGTATCATAGGCAGATACCTAATGAGTGGACACATACGGTCAAGTACACGAGCAGCCATTACGAATGGTGCCCGTGCATCTGACGTAGAGTAGTTGTTGATAACATCTTGCAGTGTGGTGTAACCCAACTGCACAACGTCGGCCATGAGTTAATCCTCTAACTACACCCGTGGAGCAAGCTACCTCTTTGGGGGCTTAGGACTCTTGCTATAATCAAAGCCAGCAGCATCACTGGATTTGGAAGTAGAGTGCCCACCCTGTGGTGAAGTATCCTCTCCGGTCAAGGCAGACATCTTGAGAAGGAATCGAATCATACCGTAACGATTGGTAGCTGTCTCACTAGAGAACAGCTTGTCAAAATCCCCTTCTCCATGTTTCTGCCATACTCGTTTGGCCAGTTCTACGTTGGTATCAAACTTGTCGCCCATCTCGGTTCTGAGCTTCTGTTCAGCAGTAGTCATCTCGGTCTTGAGTGCAGCATTGTGAGCTTCAACCATCCTCTGCATCTGCCCATTGAACTGCGTACTCAGTGCCTTAGCCTGAACTTTAGTTAAGCCCAGACCATGAAACTGTCCCTTCCAGAAGTTCGTCCACTCAGGGGCGTTCTTGTCCTCACCATCAAATTCATATTCGCTGGCTTGTTTTGGTCGGCCTAAAGCATCGTAGTAAGTGTTACGATCCTCGTCCGTCGCACCATCCGGTAGTTTAGGTATTGAGTCACCCAGCTTCTTTTCCAGATCACCTACCTTGGCTTTCGTTTCAATAGCACTCTTGGCAAAGTCACCAACAGTCTTGAACGTAGCAAGGTCAGTGTTCTGTTTGAGATCGTCGGGTAGCCCAGCACGCCATCCCAAGGATGTAGTGTCAGGGGTAGTAGGAGCAGCTACGTTAGTAGTCTGCGTTGCGTCTAGCACTGCTTCAGGCATGGTATCCTTCTTTCACTTTGGCCAATGGGCCATTGATAGTTAAGGTAGTAACAGTGTACTACTTAGAGCGTTGACCAACTGGCGTACCAGCAATCAGGGCTGGAGCCAAGATCGAACCACCACCAGTCGGGGCAGTAAACTCTACTGCGATAGACTGCGTGAACTGAGTAGGAGGCACAATGGCATCCGTCTGAATAGTGAACTCCTGAGTCCACGGAGTAACTACACCATTGGTATCGGTGACGGTGCAACTAACTGAACCAGAGATCGGCCCAGACGAAGCTGCTATACCAGTGACCAAGGCTGTGACACCATCAGGATTGATAACCACGGTTGCTGATGGATCGCTGAACGTGTAGATGACAAGCGACAAAATGCCGCCAGATGGTGTGATACCATCCTTGAGCAATGGAACGATAGACGCCTGTGAGGTCTGTCCAATATCAAGCACTAAAGCATTGTTCATTTTAACTCCTGTGAAATGCACTGCTATAGCAGCGGTTATTGGTTGAGGTTTAGAGCGTTTGAGTAACTCACGATCATCAGCGAGTATCTCACGCTCAACTTTGAGAATCTTATCAAGTTCACATCTTTCAGACATGGTTAGCCTTTCCACTTAACAGGCTGTGGATACAGGTTCTCAAAAGCAGCAGGCTTGAGCTTCGTCTCACGGAAGCCCTTAGCCCATGCCTTGAAACGCTGCTTGCGCTGGAGCAACACTTCATCTGTGTCATCTAGGATAGCTCCACTGGGACTAGTGTTACCCTTAGCTGCTCCAAGGCTCCTAGCTCCACCCTTGCTGCTACCACCTTTACCACTTGGCATATTGTGCTCCTTTGAAAGCTAAGGGGGTAGGCTGCTCTGGCACACCAGAAAAGCCCCTTCCGGCCCTGCCCACCCCCAACCCGTTAAATGTCAGCCGTGAGACGTAGGATGTCACCAGCCGCGCTATCCATGACCAGCATAGCCTTCTTGGTAGTAGCGACCGTGATACCTGTCTTGCCTGTGACCATCCATACGCTAGACTGGGCGGTGTTGTTGAACACTGTGAACACAAGCCCAGGGAGCACAGCAGGCCACTTTATGGTGGTTGCTCCACTACCTGCGTTAGTGATCGTGTAATAGCTAGAGCGAGTCTGGGTTAGGTCAAGGTTGATGGTATTGGTAGTACCAGCTCCCCCTACATTGATGTCGGTCTCTTTTACAAGAGCCATAGTTGCTGGGAATGCTTCTTGAGGGATACGTACCCCTTTCGGGCCTCCCCATCTAATGTCGTCATAATACGGTGGTGAACCTGCCATGCTATTTCTCCTTACTTAGCCCAAGTCCTAGTTGGGGGTAGAGTGAATTAAATACACCTGCCATCTGTAGAATGACAAGTGCAAAGTTGCGCTCGGCAACCTTTGCGATATCCTCTGGTGGAATGGTATCGAAAACGTGACCGAGAGTAGCTATGTCACCTAGCACAATATGACCCTCTATTGTTTTAAACACGTTGCTATAACGCTGTTCCATTTCCTGTGCTGGTGTCATTATGATCTCACTAACTTCTTTCTTTTCTGCCTCAACCTATACCTTTGCATTGCGGGAATATCAAGTTTCGCAATGTCGTCATAATATATTGGAACACTACCATACCCTATTTCACGCTCAGGCTTCTCAGGTATATAAACAGATTCTGCCCACAACAACAAGGGATCAAAGTATACTGTCAGTCTCATTGTGCTGGTGCTCCTTCCTCACCACCACCTCCAGCTCCACTCATAATCTTCTCAACCATGCTACCTGCCTCTGGTGCCTTACTCAATGATTGAGCCGCTCTAGCTACCTTGGGTAGATTCTCCGCAGTCCTATCCTGTTGCATCATCTTGTTACGCTGATCGCGGATAGCTGCAATCTGACGGGGTTCACGGTAGCATGAAGCTGGGAATGATACTGCCTCTAATACTTCAAGAGCAGCCTTGTCATAGTCTACTACATCTATAGAGGTAGGGTTGTTCTGTGCTATCTGCGTGAGGAGTTGTAGACCAGTTGTGATAGCTCTAACCTTTGTAAGCCTAGTCTGAGCTTGGGCTAACGGGCCAAGGTATTGTATTTCAACTGGGCCATGCTCACTCTGAAGTAATATGTCAGGTGGCTGCGGAATACGACCAGCCATTGCTTCGATGCTATAGACGCGAGAGATGAGTGGGTCAAATGCCTCTGACTGTAGGTTGCCTACACGGGTGCCGAGGATAGCTGCCTTCTCACCTTGAAGCTCCTGTACTTGCTCAGTTACCATACGTGATTGGTTGCCCTGTGCAGATAGTCCAGACATCATCATAAACACATCTGTGTGGAAGTGTTGGTTAATGATCTTAGTTACTCGGTCTTGGAACTCTATGTTAAAGGGGAGTTGGTTGACCCCTGTGTATAGTGGCATAGGAGCACGGGTACGAATGTCGCCCCTGTTTGATTCAAGGTAAGTGATACCAGCAGGGCCTCTTTGTATCGCCCCACGTAGATCGGAGTAAGCGATAAGAGGTGGCTCTGCTGCTTGATGCGCTGTAATAAGATTCGTTCGGCCCATCTGGTTAGCAAGTCCGATAGATACGAAGGCATCATGTGCTGGCCCCCTCCCGTATACTTCATCATCATTACTACGCCACCTCCATGCAATCATGGGCATTGAATCATAGCCCCCCTCAGCTAGCATAACTACACCAGCGTCAGTAGAGGTGTTAGTAGCACGCACCTTAGTTTCAAGTATCTTCCCACCCTTACGGTAGACCCATGCTGACTCCCAGCGTTTAGCACGAGCATCCATGCGGGTAGTATCGAAGTCCTGTCGTGGGTAGATAGCGTGTAGAATCTCACGCTCCTCATACATGTTCTGCTTGTAGGCATTATACCAGTTGTCGTCTACAGCCTTCATCTTATCCTCGCCAAACTTCTGTACGAATTGGCGTAGAGTCATCTTGTAGACACGATAGAGAGTATCAACCTTGCCCCACTGGTTTTCTGCTATAAAGCATTCGCGGTAGTGGGGTACGGTGAATACTATTGAGCCTTCAGTAATAGCCTCCTCTACTTGGAGATAAGCTGTACCACATGTAGCTCCATCACTAATGAACTCAGTTACTATATCGTAGAAGTTAGAACGGTTGAAGGCTGAGTACATTACTGTTTGGCAGTCTTGGAGCCATTGCTGTACTTGAGGATATTCGTCTACTCGTCGTCCTGACCAGGAACGCATAGCAGAGGAGCGAGGAAAGTTGAACTTTCCGGGGAGTTCCAAAGCGAACCAGGGCTGGTTTCGAGAGCACAAATATCCAACCATCCCATCCACAAGCATGTTTCTTGCGAGCATTGCTGAGTCATCAAATACCTCTTGGCCTGTTTGCTGCCCTGGCCATAGTTCGGTGTCTTGGATAAAGCGTCGTCCATGATTGACATACATGATTATGTTATCTATGGCTGGTTCCCAAGGCAACCTTTGATCTGCTAATACCATTAAATATTTTTGACAATCTTTGGCTTTCTCGTCTGGGGTAGGATTACCTAAAGTAGATTGAGGCAACCCCGAAACATTTCCATACTGACGAGATGTAGATGTCATTGGATAAGGCATGTTAATTGCTCGTTACCCTTCCTAGATAAGCAATAGCTGCACAAAGTACATTAGGGTTATCCTTAGAATGACCTAACAACAAGTTGCAAGAATGGCAAAGAATCCCACGCACTTTATTAGTGTTGTGATCATGGTCAACATTCCAGTCTCTATTACCTAGATTCTCACCACAACAGATTGCACACTTGTTTCCCTGGGATAACAAAAGAGCATCGTACTCTTCCGTAGTAATTCCATATAGCCGTTTGCGTACAATGCCCTTCTGATAGGACTTAAACTCCTCAGGGTGTGCTGCTCGCCACCTATAGGTAGCGGCCCTAACCCTATCTGGGTGTGCTTGGCGATACTTCTGAACAGCAATCCTGTTCCGCTCTTTGGTGTCACTCATCATTATGTTCCTAGCGTTGCTGATTGACCCTGTGCTGGGCCACCAGATGTACCCATAGGACTAGTTAGAATGGTTGAAGCCATACCACGACGTTTCTGTAATGCTTGAGCTTGAGACAATGCTGCTGCCTGTTGAGCCTCGGCTTGCTGGGTTTGGATGGTAGACTGGCTAGGTGCTTGTGGAGCTGCACCAGCCCCAGGTTGATTAGCCATCTCATATAGTGACACTCCTACACCAGCCGCTGCTACTGTAGCTCCTACAATCGTGGCTATCGTTGCTGCCGATACTCCAGACATTATGCACCTGTAAATACTATGATGTCGTCATGCTGAGTTCGAGATAGTAAATTGTCTACCTCATCTGTAAACTGTGCTTCTGCATCTTCAACTGTTTCGGCATTGGACGTAAAGATCATCGTGATCTCAACAGCACTTCGAGCAATACAAATTTGCTTACGCCATGCATTTCCTGGTATTACATTGTAGCCCTCTAGCCTAACCCATTCATCACCAACCAATAAGTCACAGATTCCATTTATGATGAATATGGTTGGAATCTTCATAAGTGTTCCAACAGCTACCGTGTTTGGTACAAAGCGTATAGTACGTGCATACATCCCAGCATGAAAGACATGCTCAGTTCGTAGCTTGATTTGTTTATACTGGCGTATGAGTTCCTCAGCAATAACTATCTTCTCAATAGTTTCCTTAGTTGAGGCCGGGAGTATATTGCTAAGTATGGCTAATGAACTCATGCCAAGCTCCGTAGGTAAACATTGCTTGTGTTACGATAACGATCTACGTTCGTAGCTAATAGATGGTCAAACTGGCTACCTGCTGGAGCACTGTAAAGGAAGGCAATACACCCTTTACTCTTTGCATAGCTCTCTATGAACAGTAGAAGCCTTCCACCAATGTCACCATGTCTGTGATCTTTAGAGAGGAAGATGCTCTCTGTAGTAGCAACCCTCTTTCCATAGTGGGGAAGGGTGTAGATCAACACAACAGCAAAGCCAATTAGCAGCACACTATCATATACTCCAAACGCCTGTAACCCACCTGTGGCCTCCATTACGTCGTATGTTGAGCATTGTGGGTTAATTGACCCAAGCTCAGTGATAGAACATTCAGCAGCATACTCGTCCAATAGAACCTTTATGTTTGGCTCTTGGAACAGCACAGAGCATGTTGTTGGACGAATGATAGCCATTATCTCATCACCAGTCCATAAGTAAGCGGGTTGTAAGCCTCTACAGGAGGCATGTGCATTAGCACCTCGTCAAGCTCAGGTGATCGGTAAACTGGTTGCTCCATAGCTACATATCTTACTGTATCTGCAAAATCTTTGAAGTCCTGCTCGGGCTGATCACTACCCTCCTTCCATCTGTAGTTCCACATATCCTGGGTCGGCCCGCGCAGTCCCGAGCACCCATCACGAGCAAACATCATGCCTGGGAACTCTCGATTCTGTACAGTGCTGTAGTGGGGTTGAAGATATTGCTTCACTAGCTTATGGCCTAGAGCTATGTCACCTGGAGCTGAGTGGGAGAGTCTGATGTGCTTAATGCTAGCCTTATCAAGTTCCTCTTCCCATGAGGTTGTTTCGTAGGCTGTGTTGACTGTCTTAGTACCAAACTTAGCATCAAGGATAACCATTGCTGGTTCTTTGTAATCGTGTTTAGCACGCATCACACGCACAGAGCGTGCTATGGTATCTATGTTACCACTGGCTAGGAGATAGGTATAGAAGTAAATCCGGTTTGCAGGTCTACCATTGATGGTGATCTCTTCAGGCGACACTGCACCGAAAAGCCAGCGGGTTGGACGTGCATCGTGAGGATCGACACATTCGATACGCATCCAGCCACGTGGAATGGTAAAGTCAGCATAGAGATGGGCTTCACGATCCAACTCTTTGTAGACCATCCCGCTAAGGTGCTTCCACTTACCTTCTTCACGAGCTTCCCTTTCATCTTGGTCAGTGATGGTCTTGAGGTAGTTGTCTATGCCAGCCCTAGGCATGAAGCCCATAACCTTACCACAGTTAGGGCATTTACCTTTGGGTCGTACTTGTCCAGGCTCAAGGTTCTCTGGATGATTCTCTGGGACAGTAACGTTACAGTCACGGCACCAGTCTTGGCAGTTCTCCCATACACTACATCTAAATATCGCTATCTCATCATCCTCTCCATTGTTGTTGAATGCATTGAGGGAGAGCATGTCATAGATGTAGGGCTCCTTGAGGGGAGTCATGGTGAGCCATGAGGGAGCGTTAGCAGCCATCTTACCACGAGATGCAGCATTCCAGATTGGCTGTGGTGGAGGCTCATCCCAGTGTTGCCAGTCAGAGAGGACACCTTCAAAGGATTCAGCAGGCTGGACATACGATCTGAAGTGTGCTGTAGAGCCACACTTGTTGCCCAGGTAGTCATAGGTTAGGGTGACTGACTTGACTGAGCCATCACTATAGCGTGTCCACTCAGGCTCACAGTGAGAGGGTATGAACTCTCTGAACTGAGGTTCGATACGTTGGATAAGGTTCTGTCCAGCTACCTCACAACCTAGCAAGCCATTGTTAGGAACCTTTATCTTTATGCGGTAGTCAGGATCATCCTTCTTTAGCCAAGGACGGAAGCCCATCATGTGAGCGATGTCCTCAGCAATGCCTAGTGTGGTTTTGCCTGATTGGTTAGCACCTTCAAAGAGCCTAATGCGGGGCATACGACCATACTTGTTCTTGATGCGTATGAAGTCATCCTGGATTTGAGTGAGCTTGAGGAAGAAAAGTTTGTAATGCTCATGTGCTGCAACCTCAACATTAGCTAGGGTCTCAGGCTTCTTAGGATCAAAGCCAGAGAGGATTGAGGCTATAGCGGAGTCAGTAGGGGATGCAGATGGTGCAGCAGTGGTACTCGTAGGTGAGCGTCTACGCTTCATTATTTATCGTTAAGCCAGTCTAACAACTTCTGAATGAATGTCTTAGGGTCATCGGTGTGTGGTAGAAGTTCAGCTACATGCTCCGGCTCTGCTCGAATGTGTACTGAGATAACATCAGGTGCTGGTGAGTAGGCTTTCACTACTGGTGGCTTCCTCATTCGCATTCCACGTTTCTTACTAGCTTTCTTTACTTGTTTAGGTGGTAATGGCATCAGATGCCTCCTTGAGCTTCTCACCCTCAATATGAACCTTAGCTACACGAACTGCATCAGTGCCACTATGAGCAGGTAAGATAACTCCACATGTGCAACGTACCAATATAGGCACGTCCACATTTGACATTGGTGTGTATGTAATGTTATGCGCCATCATCTTCACACTCCACTTCTTCTGGTACACATAAGAGCTCTTGCCATTGGTAAGGAGACACTGTGATCTGCACTGTGCCATCCGCACGAACTAGGATTACCATGTCCATGCTTACTCAGTGTTTCAGCCACTGCATACACAGCATGAACACAAGTACAACAGAGAGCAGCCACCTTACGATGCTATAGCCCGATGGCTTCCAAGGATCAGGAACTCCAGGCCAAGGTACAGCCAGAGCAACAATCAACGAGATGATGATAATAGTTAGTTCAATGGGACTCATTGAGACTCCTTTTTGTTGGTAAACTTGAGTGCCTAGGTCGGTATTCACATGACTCCCACCCCACTCTAAGGGGGGCTCCGGTAGGCACTAAGTAATTCTTATTGGTCTGATTGCTCATAGTAGCCACTATTTAAGCAAACCCCCCCTCCCCCCACTACTGAAGGTGACCTATACTACACTCTACTACACACTCTACTATACTACTGGGCTACTTGCTTACTAGCTCTGTGCTTGCATCCTTTATATGTGTGCTCGTACATACTAGCTCCGGGCTACTACTCTTGCTCTCTTACTCTCAATGCCTCTAGTACATCTACTAAAGCATGTACATGTATGCTAGTAGGTTGTCCTCGCATTACTTGTATCTTGTCCTGCATTATAGCAAAGCCTGTTATGAGTGATACAGCAGGAGTTTTATCTAGCTTGTCTTGAGTAATAGATGCTAGTAGTCTATGCTGTATTACCTCACATATACTAGCCTTATCTCCACGAAACTCAGCTAACTCCTCAGTAGTTATGTCCTTAAGGTAATCCTTAAGAACTTGAGACACATTACTCTCAGTACACCCTACGCGTCGGGAGATAGCAGCCTGTGATAATTCAGGATATTTTTCATACAGATAGCGGATTTCAGCAGCCCGGTCGCCCTTAGCTGGGGCTGGCCCCAAGATCACGCCTGCCAGCATGCCAGGATCGGCTTGCACATCGGGCGATTGTGGGTTGGTGCTCACGGCTCGAGTAATTCACAGATCACCAGGATTGTCAAGCACAAACTGCAATATAGCATTGTTCCACGTGGAACATTACATAGGTAAGTGCTTTGTAATCAATAGTTTATATATGCTAGTAATAGCTTTACAAATCTTTACAATTCTATGCTTGACATGCTACTGTGTTAGTGCAACAGTGTGATTGCCACTATCCCAGACTTAATTGCTAGGGTGCAGATGGTGCAGTCGAGGATGGGCTAACAGTAGTGGTTAACGGTATCAGCTACAGAGCTGGGCAGGCATAAGGAGTAACAATGTCAAACAGTAACTATCGTAAGTGCACCCGATGTGGACATGAGTGGATTCGCAAAGGTGGTGGGATCAGCTATAGATTGCACCCACTTGAACCCAAGCAATGTCCCAAGTGCCGTAGCGAGAAGTGGCAGCAAGCACAAGCACCAAAGGAGGAGTTATGACAGAGGCAGCGCGTTATACAGTGTTCACCCGTACATGGTGGAGAAACAATCCAAGCTGGCCCCGTGGCTTGGAACCATGCGCCGGTCGCAGATACATCCATGAGCGCAATCTTACCTATGAACAGGCATTGCGCTATTGTGAGCAGTGGAACAGCACACACAAGCCAGGGAGACTTAGCCGCAAGGCAGAGTTTACACAGCAGTAAGTAACCGGCAGCGGAGATGCTGTAAACGTGACTCAGATCACGAAAGGGAGATGAAATGAGCAAGAAAGATTTTATCGCACTGGCAGACGCAATCGGGGAGCACAACAGGATTTACATTGGCTCAGAGTTTAGTGCAGGGCAGCTTTACACGTTAGCAGACTTCTGTCAATCGCAGAACAGCAACTTCAAACGTGACCGCTGGCTTGGATACATCGCCGGCGAGTGTGGCCCGAACGGTGGAGCAATCAAGAGCTAACTTTTGACGGTTCCGCTTCATACCATGAGCGGTTCCGTGAGCAGTTAGAATATTGAAGGGTATGATGCAAAAGACTACAGTAATATTTCTCACATTACTGGTAGGAGCATTGCTACTAGCGGGATGCTACTACCTAGCGGTGACATACGCAATGGCGGAGGTGCAGTGGTGAGCAACTATAACTTTGAAGAGTGGGGCGACGATCACGGATATGTACGTTATCGCTGTCCTGTGTGTCATAGGCAGTTCTACAGTGACAGCGGCCCTCGTGGGCAGTGCTGCCAGGAACCGGAAGAGGATAACGACCAGTCAAGCACAGCGGGCATTGACATGCTACCAGAGGAGGAGATGTGAGCAATAGCAACTTGCTTATGTTACCCTTTGCTTTAGTATGCATTATTGTGCTCACTTGTGTCTGGTATCTAGTGCGATCACTGCTTGTATGTCAGCACGATCATTTAGGCTGGCCGATTGGTAACACACAACGATGTTTACAATGTGGGGCTGTGAGACCTTATGTGATGGGCGAGCACCCCGGAAAGTGGGGGAGAGAGAAAGTTTTACAAGCGTCAAAATAATCCTTGACAAGTGGCAAAACACAGTTTAGTATCAATATCAGCCCAATCAGGGCACACAGAAAAGGAGAATTACATGTCAGATGAAAGTGCTGTAATGGAACCGGAAGCTAAGACCAAGGCGCGTAAAGCTTACGCACCCCTCACCAATGAGCAAAAGGAAGCGGCAACTCTTCGACGGGATGCGACGCTGCTTGCAAAATACGGTAATGCGACCAAGGCTGCGGAGCTTGTAGCCCAGGCGGACAAGATTGCCCCGGAGCGCAGCAATCAGGCAAAGCGGGTTGATCCTCTGATTGAACTGAATGCCCAGGAGCAAGGATTCCTGCGAACGTCCTACTTTGAGACCACCAAGAAAGGCTTTGCCCACATCTGTGCTCTGGTCAGCTATAAGAAGCTGGCAGAGATTGTGGAGAGTCACCCAAAGCAAGCTCTGGTCAGCTATAAGAAGCTGGCAGAGATTGTGGAAGGCGCACAGAAGTAACCTCCCTGTAACAAGCCTTCAGAGTCAACCAACTCTGAGGGCTTTGTTACTTCTGTAGTTCTTCTTAAGGGCATCGAGGTTTAGATAGCCGTGCTCTTTAAGAACAAATTTGATGTTCTCCTCCATGTCTGCTACAGCTAGGCGCTCTGTCCTTGTCAATTTCTCGTGTACTTTCTTCTTTCTTTTCATTGGGTTAGCTCTTTCATCTACCGAAAATTCCGTTAATCAGTGTTCTCAAAATATGCAAAATTCCGATAAGTCCTTTGTTTTCAGTTAGGCTTTTTATTGGCGGTAGATAGGGTAGATGACGGAGCCTTCCCCCCCTCTCTATCTATCTCTGTATTCTTTTCTATGTTGTTGATTCTATTACTATTAGTATTCGGGGGCAGGGGGGTGCTTAACTGCTCCAAGGTGTCGGGGTCAGAGTAACCTATTGATTCATAAGCACTAAGCAGTGACTTGCGGTTGAGCTCAACAACGGCCTGACCGTGGGACACCTTGACGGTGAACCCCATGAGTCGGAGCTGGCGACCAACCTTGCGGGCGGGATAAGAGTCTCTGCTTTCCTTGTAAATAGCGTCAACTAAAGCACTTAATCTGACGTTGCAATAACTGATGGTGTGCGTTGAATCATTTGGGTCTGTCATGCAGCTAACAAGGGCCGAATAGACTACATGGGTAAACTCAGTGCCCTGATCCATACACATGTTCTCAGTTTGGGTATGGAGGATGTCCAGAGAGCCTATGATAAATGCTTGGTCATCGAGGTATTGAGCCAACATTAGGCATGGACGGTAGGTATCCATTACACGACCGGCGACATTAGCAACAGATTCAAAATAGGGTAGCTGTAGCTTTTCTATCTGCCCTATAGCCTTGTTTGTTTCTATGATGAGTGGGTCAGTGGAGTTGTAAGGTTTGTAAGTCCGCGTATGTACTGCCTTGAATTTTACAATTATGGTACGACTTTCGAGGGCTGAATCATCAAACGGTTGTCTACGATGTAGGACTGTTGCACCAAAGTATTTAGATCGTTGCCGTTCCCAGTGTTTTCCAACCTGATGGTTGTGTTCCTCAATAGAAGCACTGCGATTGCCGCGATTGTTCAATAGGTTTTCAAAAGCCTTGTCATGTTCTGTTTTCCATGTGGTATCTGCTTCCTCGATTAATACGGTGCCCTCGTGTGCATTGATAAAGGCATCACGGACTGCTGGCAATGTAAAGCTATTGAGGGTGATCCTGATTGACTTGGCAGATAACAAGCTGATTACATTTAAGCACTCTGACTTGCCACAGCCAAATTGTCCTTGTAGGCTCAATATGGGAAAGGTTTCTAGGTTTGGTAAGGCATGAGTGGCAAGTGCCCAGTATGTGACCAGCTTGCGTTTGTAATCGTCCAGCCCAGTACAGTCGCTCAGAGTTTTGTCAGCAAGCGTAGCAGCCAGTTTAAGGGACGCAAGGTTACTCATGCCTCCTCACCCCTGCCGGAGTTTTCGGCGTTGATCCTAGGGCCGTTTCCGCTCACTGGTGATGCCTTTGTACGCACGGCCTGGACTGCGGTACTCGAACAGTAAACTTGTGTACCGTCAGACTCCATCCAAATTAATTCGTAATGACCTAGCGTGAACGATCCATCAGCAACCGTATGCCAGCCATCGGAAAGCAAAACGGCTACAACGTCATATAGCTCAATGTCAAGATTCATATTCTCCTCAGAAGTTTTGGGAGCCACGCTTCTGAGGTCGTGGCCCCCTGCGCAAGAGTACAACCTGGGGAGGGTTGCTCTTTGATTATGGCACAAGCGCAGCACGAAAGCAACCACAAGATGTTGTGTATGTAACACTTACAACGCTATAAAAAGTGGCTAAAATAATTGTAGATTTCCCTTGACAAGTTTACGGAAAGGTTTATTATCGTAAACGTCATGTTAATTAAACCATTGAAACGAAGGGTCTGGACGTGCCAATGTGGTTGTGGGCTGACGTTTATCCCAAAGCGCATGAATCAGAAGTATGCTAACGGAGACTGCAAGAACCGCGACGCCCAGCGCCGATGGCGCGAGCGGGCTGCAATGAGACAGGAGCGGAGGCCCTCCAATGTGTGAACAACAATGGAGTACTGCGTGGCAGCAAGTCACCTGTAAAAACTGCAACAAGCACTATCAGTGCACCCCAAGTAGTGACTACTATAACTCAACCTGTGCAACTGATGGTCTTTGCGAGACCTGCTTGCTATACGCGCACAATTTACACAACGTGCCAATGATCGTTAAGGAAGTGGACAATGTGTGAACATTATTGTCCTATCTGTCAAGATGAATGGTTCCATGACATTGAGGAGCCATGTGACAGCCACTATCAGAAACCCTGTCGCAAGTGTGAGCAGGAGAGAGGAGATGAGTATGACTAAACAAGTTTGTTCTTGCAAGGTGTCTGACAATGGGTATGTTTTTCGTCTACATACACCAGACTGCCCTACCCAAAGTAAGCCTAACCGAGTTGAGATTTGGCGTTACAATGACAGAACTCTAACTGTTGCTCATAGTGATGGGAGCTGTTGGAATGGCCCTGATGGAGCGTGCAAAGTTAAGCATGAGGGAATCTGGAACTGTGCTCAGATGAAGTTTTTGCCCAGTGACCGTTTCACCGATGGCACTCCTGTTGCTCTATATGAGGGGCTTGAGACCCTTGAGGATGGGGAAAGGAGTTTGTCTTGCCTAAGCTAACTGAGTTCCTAGCAATGCCAACACACTGTTCTAGACCTAGCGGGGCAAGTGGGATGCGTGATAGGGGTAGAGGCCCACACGACCGTGAGAGCTTTGACTGTGAGCATGAGCGCCTACAAATAGAAAAAGACCTTGTGAAATGCTGGTCTTGTGGGCGACAGTGGAAGGACTGTGGAACTGGAGGCAAGAAGTGAACCATTACTTTGACCGGAGCAGAATGGAAGTGGATGCACGGTGTCCCAGGCGTCTTTACTGGGAATACTACTACGATGGTAAGGGTCTGCAACCAGTCAAGATCAACCAGCATCTTGCTTTTGGTAGTGCGGCGCATGAGGCGATTGCAGATATCCTTGAGTATTGTCGTGACCTTGATATGCTGCCCAACAGCGAACAAGTGTCAATGCGTGTTCGAGCAGCTCAGACAACTCTCCGTGCAGAGTTTGATAAAGCTAAAGGCTTCCAAGCTGCAACCATCCTTGAGGAAGGTTTCGACGGTGAGATGATCCAGGTTACGGATGACCAGACTTGGATGGTTGACCATTACTGCGATCTACTGGAAGGATTGGTGGTTGGTTGGTGCCTGGTACGTCTCCCACTGCTTATGCAGCAGTATCGAGTAGTGCAAACGGAGGCCGAGGAGCGGTTACAGCTCTCACCTGAACTAATGTTCCTCTCCCGCCCTGACGCTATCTTTGAGCGTCGAACTGACGGTGCCCTTGTTATCCTATCACTCAAGACAGTTAGCCAAGTTAACCAGATGTGGCTTGAGAATTTCAAGACTGACCAGCAGACCATCAGCGAGGTGCTCCCAATCGAGGCTAGACTAGGCAAAGAGGTTGCTGGTGTGCAGATTGAAGGCTTGACCAAGGGTGCTCAAGCTGTTGACTGGCCCAAGGGTGCAGGCCATAAGCACCATGCTTCACCCCTCATCTGGGGCTATCTCAAAGAGGAAGGTGGGCTAGATGAGGATTGGCAAGCTAAGTGGGAGTGGAAGGATGAAGCTGGGAACAATAGACGGTTAGGTAAGGGATTCAACCGTCAGCGTATCTCAGAGCGTTATCCTGGTGGAATACCTGAATGGATTAGCTATCTCTACCAGACTGAGAATGAGCTGTTACGTGCTCAGTTCCCATCCCCTCCACTTATCAGTCGTAGTGCTAATGAGCTTGAGGAGTGGCAGGCACAGGTTAAGTATCGGGAGACTGAGATTGGTAATGCGCTGGTGCATATCAATGGTGGTGCAGCAGGTAATGTGTTAGCTCAAGTATTCCCGAAGCACACAACCGGCTGTGCTTACGATGCTCAGTTCCATAGCAAGTGTCCTTGTTATTCACTTTGTTGGGGATCGCAAGGGGCTGACCCTATAGGCTGTGGCGAATTTCAATACCGTGTTCCGAATCATCCAGAGGAGACTACAAAGTGACATACCGTGGTGCGAATCAGTACACCGAGGTGGAGCTATGAAACCCGAGGAGCGAGCAATTCTGGACACCGCGGTGCTCGACTTCATTTCAGCGTGCATGGAAGCCAAAAGCATGTTAGACGCCAGGGAAATAGATACTAAGCTAGCTGAGTTCCGCGCTGCGCTGGCCGAAGCCAAGAAGGTGATGCCAGCACCGTCGGAGTTAACGAAAGCAGAAGAGATTGGAAGGTCGTTACGTGGACAAGTTTACTGGCGCACGTGCTCCAAATGTGGGGACGTAGATCGAGACAGCCTTGAAGCTGCACTCATCCACGCGGCGGAACTCGCATTGGAGTGGGCCGCGAAGCAGTGCGAACATGTTTGCGATTGCGCCGGCGGTTGCGGTTCTCCTGCAAAGCGCATTCGTGCTGGTAAAAAGCAAGCCATGACTAAAGACTGAGAGACGAAGCGATGTCCGCTGCACTTCGCAAATGGCAGATTAGGCAAGTGGCCCACGTACTCCGCGGGCTCATAGGTTGCCTTGCTTCGCCCCGTGTACGTGAGTAGCTGACTAGTAAAGTCAGCGTACGAACATCTAGCCCGGTGCAAGGTGGCATTATGGGAATTAAAATGAGCAAACTACTTGGCTCTAACACCAAGCAGCGATCAAGTGGGCGTAATAAAGGAGTATGCAAGAATGGGATACACTCTACTCATGTAAACAACAGAGTAGTTATGATGTGCCCAGCTTGTAATACCAGATTTAAGGATGACAAACTTTACAAAGAGCATTGGCGGGAGAAACATACAGGAGCAACAAAATGAAATGGCTTAACTGGCGGTGGTACACATACCTATTCGCAAAGCCTAGCGGATACCAGAAGCTAACACGAGTAATGTTCTGTTGTCGTATCAAGGGGCACCCTAGAGGCATAGTGTATTACAATCCTTATGGCTTAGAGCCAGATGGCCATTGCAAGGATTGTGGTGAGGACATAGGGTAACAGCTAGGTCGGCGCGTAGGCACACAGGAAGGGGTTATATGAAAGTCGTTAACACTGATAATTTTGGTAGTGATTACCCAGCTGAGCGTTTTCTCAATGTTGGGTCTATCTCTGGGTCGCAAGCCAAGCGGATTGCTGACATACTAAATGAAGGTGATCCAAACGCTAGCCGTTATTGGAAAGTAGTGCCAGACAATTACGAACTGGCCCCAGGATTTGAACCATGAAAGAATATCTAGGTGATGCTGTTTATGCTGAGTATAATAGTGTACTGGACTGCATTGTCCTAACCACTGAGGATGGCATTAACACCACCAACACTATTGTGCTTGAGCCTGATGTACGGCAAGCACTCAAGGAATTTGCAAAGAGAAGTATTGAACTGTGAAGGAGAAAGCAATGACAACTGAAGAGAAACTAAAACATGTACGTTTTCAAATCAAGTGGTATACCGATGAGGCTGAGAAGAACTTGCTGTGTGCTCAAGCTCACCGACTGTGTGAGGCAGAGCTGGTTGAGGCTATTGAAGGGCTGAAGCCTGACTGTCTATGTAATTATGCCATTGAGATGTTTGACGGTATCCACCACGATCAACGCTGCGAGCTTTACAAAGAGACTGAGCTAGAAGGGCAGGCGGTATAATGGCCTATGCTGATCTTTACTTTGGGGCATCCCGCACAGGTAAGACTACACAAATTGGTGTAGCTGCTAAAAGGGCATTAAGGGTATACGGCAAGCCTTCACGCTTGGTTACTGCTGATTTGGGCACCCTTGATTGCATACAGTCCCAGATTGATGACGGGACTATCCAAGTGTGGAACCTACGCAACAACGCTCATGTCATGCAGGCCATTGACAAAGCCTGTCAAGGCTACTGGCCTGTAGATATGAATGACCCTAACAGTAAGCTCATGGCCCCTACCATCATTCGCTATATAGGCAAGTGTCCCAAGTGTGGCGATGAAATGAGTAGTGGGCAACCATTACAGCAACGCCCATGCACTAAGTGTAAAACTATCACTAACTTTGCTGTGCAACGCGCCAACAACCCAGACAATGACTTAACTAAAGTCTCCCTCTATGCCTTTGAAGGTATCACCAGTTACTGTGATGCCATCATGGAGGAGATGTCGTCAGAAGGTTCAGTTGCTTTGGGTGATAAGGAAGCGCCACTTAGTTATATGAGTGGTGAAACCAAGTTTAGTGGTAATAGTGGTGGAGACTTTGGGCTAACCCAGAAAACAATCCCTGGCTGGGTTGCCAAGTCAACAGGAATCCCACATGTTGCACAACTAATTTGGACAGGACTTGAGGGCCGTGGGTTTGTAGAGGGAACAGATAAGCGGATTGATGATAAACAGGGGAGAACGAAGATAGTTGGAATACCTATGTACGGTGTTCTCATACCTGGAGGTGGGGCAGCAGCTAAGGTTGTGGGAAAGATACCTCAATGGTTCCGTCACATGCTGCACTTTGAAACTGTAGAGAAGGCAACTAAGTCTACAGACGGTGGCCCCGACACTATGAGCATTGAGTACCGTATGTACATTAAGCCTCACGCTGATCCAATGGGTATCGTGTTCGTTTGCGGGCTAAGGGTTCGCGGAGAGTTCCAGGAAGCATTCAATAAGTGGCCTGCTTGGATGGAGCCAGATGTAGGGAAGCTCTATGACAAGATTGACGAGTTGCAACAACGAGCGGTGGCGCAAGTAAAGGAGGCTACGAAGTGAGCTATCAACGGATCACCAAAATTACAAACTTTAGACCCTACCCAGACTTTAGTGGAGTCCATAATGTTCCTGAGTATGTTCGCTTTTGGGCTAAGGTTGATAAGTTTGTTGGTGGTGATTGTTGGGTATGGCTTGCTAAGAAAACGAAAGGGCCAGGACGCGGTATAGGTTATGGTAGTTTTCAGACCGATAGTGGAAGGCATGTATCTGCTCATCGGTGGGCTTACATGAATTTGGTAGGCCCAATCCCTGAGGGGCTAGTGATAGACCATCTATGTAATAATCGTAGCTGTGTCAATCCCAGCCACTTTAAGGTTACAACAAACAAGGAGAACACTAGACGCTCTCTTGTTAAAACCCACTGCATATACGGACACCCACTACATCAAGGGGCACTACAAAATGTATGTGCAACCTGTAAACGTGACTGGGCACGCCGGAATAGGCAGCAAATAAGGAGACTAACTTGACAACTCTTGATGACAACAACACGATAAATAGCTTGGTAACTCTTGACGAGCCTACATTAAATACTGCTCCTGACGATAGTGAAGCCATCTCGATAGATTGGGATGCAGCAGAATCCCGTGGTGGTTCTGGTGGCTACACTCCACAGGTCTACCCAGGCATTCACAACTTCCTCTTTGCTCTCGAAGATAAAGACCCTTTCGAGACCCGCGAGTACACTACCAAGGATGGTACTCAGGTTAAGGACTTTACCGTAAACCACAAGGGCACTGTGAGCTACACCAATGCGGAGGGTGAGCAGAAGGAATCTACAATTCGTTTCAACCAAGTTGGTTTTCATCGCAGTCCCAAGATGATTGCCAAGATAATGAACAGTCGTGGAGGGGAGTTGCTACGCACGCTTGGTATCAACCTTGGCAACAATGTCAATAAGGCTGCTGTTGAACAAGCTCTACGTGAGGCTGACGGTCGTACAATGGGCCGTGGTGTAGTGAATTGGGAAGCCTACTGTAAGGATTGTAAGCAGGTGGTGAGTACCAATGCCAACACCAAGCGTGGTGATGCTCGCTGGCCTAAAGGGACAGATGGGAAATATGTCACTGATGTTATCTGCCCTAAGTGTGGAGCTGCACTGAATGGAAGGGAGAGGATTACTGATTATAAGCTACCTCAAGTATAATGATGTTACCTGTGCTGAGATAAGAAGGTAGTCCGTTTAGCATCAGCAGCGACGCGGAACGCGAGTAGCCCGTGAACAAGTGCAACCATAAACAGATGGCTAACAGTGGTGGCAGGCTGGAGAGACAGCCAAACGCGGGGTGTCATATCCCGCGTACCATGCTAAAGAGCCAACGAAAGCTGTACTCCTTGACAGTAAGTAGAAAGCGATGACTTAGCATGGTACGGGCGGTATGACAACAAGAGGTAACATGGACTGCAAAAAGGTTGTATACAAAAATCGTAAGCAAGCTCTTCTCGGAGCGGCTGATAGGCTTGTGAATGCTAAAAATCACCCCTCTAAGATGAGGGTTTATAAATGCCCGACCTGCTGGAAATGGCACGTTGCAAGCGGAGGCAGGAATAAGAACAGCGTGCAGCTCTACTTAACTCCTTCGGGAGAGAAAAAGGAGACTCCATGAGTGATAAGCCGATGACCTGCGGTACAGGCAATATGCGGCCAGATTTGCTTACTATATACGGAGCACCCACACTGCGCACCGAGAATGAGCGACTGAAATTGGAACTCGCGCAGATGCGAGAAGCACTGGTTGCATTGCGCAACGAACTTCGCATACATGCACGAAGCGCGCCATTCAGTAAAAAGGATTACATTGTCGGGCGAAAGCGAGCAGACGATCTTTTATCCTCTACGAAGGCATTACAAAAGAGGCAGAAATGATCTGTGGCAAAGTAGTCTACCTACCAGGAAACTCGTTTGTCTCTGGCTATTGTGGATTGCCACCTAACCATAAAGAACCCTGCTTGTTTGTCCCAGAGGAGTATCTAGTGCAGATTTGTAAACAGGTATTGATTGATAGGGGAGAGGTTATTGTGCCCTTGAGGAGACGAAGTGACTACTAACCTAGATCGTCTTGATATATTACCAGTGCTAACTGGTGTTCAGGGAAAATTCTGTGCTGGCTGTGACAACCGACAAGCAGGCATCCGTATGATCCCCCCAGATGGTAAAGGCTACAGTGGGGTGATGATTGTAGGGGATAGTGGGTGGGACTATGAGGCTAAGGAAGGTAGACCCTTTGCTGGCCCTGCTGGACAGTTCTTGGATAAGCATATCTTCAGGCGCCTAGGAGTGCAACGTGATGCCTTCACACTAACCAACACAACATGGTGTAAAGCACCGAGGTTAAACTTCTATGACTATGCAGGCCCAGAAGCTATAGCTATCATTGAACATTGCAGGCCATACCTTGATGAGCTTATTGAGAAAGTAAGACCCAAGGTTATCATCCCTATGGGTAATGTGGCACTGAGACGTATCTGTAACGTGAGTGGCATACAAGCTCATCAGTGTTACGTTATAGATACAAACTATGGAGTGCCAGCCATTCCAACCTACCACCCATCGTTCATTATGCAAGATCAGTTAAAGCTAGTGCCCTGCATGTTATTTGCCTTTCGCAAAGCTCTGGAGATAGCTAAACTATGAAGAAAGAATACAACAAGTTGTACTTATTTGGGCCTGTATGCTTTCAGGTGTTATTAAACCGTGGTTATAGTCTAATAAATCTACTGCCACAGATAAATCTTGCTATATACAACAGAGATATGATAATCGCTGTTGGCTTTGAGTGGCTCTTTGGTACAGTTAACATTGGCTATTCTAAGAAGCTCTTTGTACAGCTTGAAGTGGAGCGTCGGAAAGTAATACAAGATCAGGCTAATAAGCTAGGTATTACCTACCAGCAACAGAAGCTAAGATGGGGATGGTGAGTAATGTCATTCCAACGTATGCCAGTAGACTACTGCCTAGACCGCTCTCTACCTGAGATGGAGAAGTGGATGGCTGATCTAGGCTACACACCTGATATGCCTCTAGCAGTAGACATAGAGACCCCTGAGACTGACAAGATCAATGAGGAGGATAGTGATGATCCTGAAAAAACGAGCTATACAATTATTCGTTGTGGTTTCAGCTTTAGACATGGGACTGCTGCAAGTTATCCTTGGGTCGAACCCTTCATTACATTCACGCGCAATCTGCTCTGCGCTGCTCATACTGTCATCCTTCATAATGGTGGCTTTGATAGGCCGCGACTTGAACGAGCGGGATGTCAAATAACAGGCAGAGTCTATGACACCATGTGGTGTCTTAACTACGATACCCAAGTAAAGCTCTCAGATGGTTCCTACAAGAAAATTGGTGAGGTTGTAGAGAACAAGCTAGATGTGGAGCTTCTTACATACGAGCGTGGTTGTATTGTACCTACAAGGATAGTTGCCTATCATGCAAATGCTGTGCTAGGGCAGCGTTGGGTCAAGATTCATGCACAAGGTACTCGGTTTCCCATATTTTGTACACCCGACCATAAGATATATACGATGTCTGGGTGGGTAGAGGCAAAGGATATTGTAGTTGGGGATCAGGTTCCGTTACCTCATTATGGGTCAGAGTGGCTGATTCATGGAACTATCCTGGGGGATGCTTGGGTATCCCCTAACGGAGATTTACGGCTTCTTCATAGCACCATCCAACGAGATTGGATCAATGCTAAAGCACGCCACATGCACGCTAATGTTTACGAGAGTAAAGCCCCAACTGGTAAGGGAACAAACCCTAATCTATATGCAAGCATTAGTGTGCCGTGTCAGTGGCGCTCTCTTTTCTACCCCGATGGTAAGAAGGTATTTATCCCACCCCCACACATTGCCTCTATTGCTGTATGGTACGGTGACAATGGTAACTGGCACCAGAACAATGACAACAACTTAGGTGCTCCACGCTTCTGTATAGCAGGTTTCTCAGCCACGAATAAGGCTGCTATACGAGATTGGCTGGCACAGGAGTTTGATGGGGCGCGGCTACAACAAAAGGATACGATTGTAGCTATCAATACTAAAAGGGGGCGAATAAAGTTCTTTGAAGCTATAGCTCCTTGGATGCACCCAAGCATGGAAAGGAAGCTGCCTAAGTGTTTTCGAGGGTACTATAATGGATGGCTTGAGAGGGACTATGCACAATGGGCACCTGTAAAGAGCGTAAGTGAATACCTACCAAGAACTAGAGAGAGACAGATGGTGAGGTATTGTGTTTCTGTTGCAAATGAGTCACAGTCCTTCTTTACTGAAGGTGGGCTTGTACACAATTGCTTTCATTTTCTACAAAGCGACTTACCCAAATCCTTGGAGTTCATTGCACCCTTTTATACAGACTTGGCTCCCTGGAAACATCTTAGTCAAGCAGAACCTGCTCTATACAATGCAACTGACAATGATGCCACTATACGATGCTATTATGCTATGCGCGACTGGCTGATCCGGCAGGGCCGCTGGGAACGCTTCACGCGCCACTGTAGCGACACGGCTACGATCTTGGGGGAAATGTCCACCGCTGGGGTTCTCATTGACGTGGAGGCCCGCAGCACCCTCCAAAATGGCCTTCACGCTGAGATTACAGGAGTGTGCCCTGGAGTTGCAGAGGGAATTGAGCATAATACGCTAGCAAAACCTTGCATGGCGTGTCAGAACATAGCGAGACCCGATTTCATAGCGCTCAATACCTCAATCCAAGCTGCGATCCCCCGTGAGCTGCGGCCGATCAAAGAACTCAAAACTGAACGAACGCTAAAGGAGCTACCCGAGGACGAACGATCTGATTGGGAACCAACCAATGTCAAGTGTGAGTGCAAGCGTCTACGAAAGTCTACTGGACGTTGCCTGCTATGCGATGGATCGGGGGTTGTTACTCACTATAGGAAACGACTACCTTTTAATTGGAACTCCACCGACCAGTGCCAAGACCTTGCACGTCATTATGGATTCACCATCCCTAAGAAACGGGGTGAAGATAGAGAAGCCCTCGAAGCTAAGACACTAAGAAAGTTCGGTAAGCGTAAGCCAGTATTCCTTGACATCTGGAATGCTCGTAAGCGCCATAAGTTAATTTCTACCTATGATTGGGTTTTAGACAGTGAGGGTAGGGTACACACTAAGTTTGGCTTCTGGCCTAGTACATGGAGGAAGGCGAGTCGTCAGCCAAACTTGATGACCATTCCAGCCCGTAATGAGCTTGCTGCTGCCTTTAAGAGAACTATTATAGCAGCTCCTGGAAATGTACTTATAAATGCTGACTCATCTGCTATTGAAGCAGTAATTATGGGCTACACTATAAATAGTCCTAGGATGGTTGCTCTTGCTAAGGCTGGTATCCACGACTGGTTTATGAGCCACGTAAGAGCAAATAAGGAAGGTGGAGTAGGGATTGATGCTGGTTTACCATTTGAGCTGTTGCGTAAGGCATGTAAAGAAGCTAAAGCATACGATGCTAGTCTACCGTCAGCTAGGCAGCTTCGAGATGCTATGAAGCGTACTATACATGGTACAGATTATGGGCTTACACCTTTTGGAATGGCTGATGAATACCCAGATGAGTTTCCATCTGTCAAGATTGCTACAGAATATCAGGAGATGCTATTTCAGTTACTTCCTGAACTAAAGATAGGGATACGTAATATACGTGAGCGAGCGGATCGTCAGACCTTCCTTGACAACCATTACCAGTACCGACATTACTTCTATGCAGTCACGAAGTGGAATAGTAACTATCAGAAATGGGACTTAGGTACAGATGCTAAACGCTGCATAGCTTTTGGGCCACAGAGTGATGCTTCAGCTATTCAAACAGAGGACTTACTAACACTTGCAGCAGACCCTTTAATTCGTCCTATGCTTAGGCTTATCGTTCACGATTCCCACGTTCTTGAATGTCCTATAGATATGGTAGACTATGTCTGTGGGGGGTTGCATAGCACAATGTCTCGCCCACGTCCTGAGCTTGGTGGACTAGAGATAGGAGTAGAAATAAAATATGGTATAAACCTACAAGATACTCAATTATGGGTGCCGAAGCCTAGCGGGAACTAGGTCAACTTCAAAGGAGCATACAAGATGGCAAAGATTAACTGGATAACAATGCTTGGATTGTTCTTGGGTACAGCAGAGACCGTTGTGCCCATCTTCATCCACAACCCACAATCACAGCAGATTGAAGGTGTAGTGATGACGAGCACCAACAATCTATTCACCACTATATTGCAGTTGCAGCAAGCAGCGAACACAGTAGCAGAGGTGCCAACGACAGCTCCGGTAGCCGTGGGTGCCCCTAAAGTAGCCTAACCTTAACGGACAGCCCCTGGCAGGGTTGCTGGGGGCTGTTGCTGTATGAGCTTAATTACTATAGGCGTAGCAACTACAGCGAACTGTCCTAACGTCCTAACAACCACCATAGTCCTTTGACGTTTAGTAAGTGGTGGAGGATTGGCTATCAACTCAGCAAGCCGATTCTGCTCTGCTAATAGAATGTTATGCTCCGCGAGTGTGACCTGCAACCGATCCATCGAAGCAGCAAGGCAAGCGATGTCACAGGCAGGCAAGGGTGGGGTTAGGGTTAAGGTTGCCTCTTGAGCCAATGCCATAGCCGTGAGCAAAACGACTGCGATAAGTATTCTCATTTACCTACCTCTAGGCCAAAGAGTATATGTCAAAGCAACCCCACTGCCAACAGATGCAATCCTAGGTATCACCAACGCTAGCTTAGGATGTCCATGCTTAGAAAGCAACACAGATGCCCCCAGCTCTACCACCTTACCCCCCATTACCCATGCTGTAATACCAGCACAGGTCTGTGTAGGAGCAGTCCGCTCAACCCAATGTGAATGCTCACAGGAGTTTACTGAGTCCGCTATACCAGTAGCAAAGTTTACTGACTGCCACGTAACCTGCTGGCGTGTCCAGAACTCCTGAGACAACGCCAGAGGAGACATCAATACGATAACCACAACCAGCTTACTTACCTTGGCACATATACGTGATTGCATAGGTACTCCCACTTGTTAGTCCGATTCCATTATTGTCCCAGTTAAGGGTGATAGCATTCAGTGCCCGACCAGTTATGATCGCTGTAGCCCTACTCTGCCAAACACCAGTAGTATCATAGGCTAAAGTAAAGACACATACAGGAAGATTAGTACCTAGATTTGCAGATAACTGTAAAGTTTCATCACCTAGATTACCAATCCCTGAACCACCAGGAGTTAGAACCATTACCCCCCACAGGTCTGTACTACCAGTCTCAAGCATACATGTTCCGGTAGACCCAATTCCCCCACCACCACCAGTAGGTATACAGGTTGTATTACCTGTCTGGCTATACTTCATTGGGGTAGTGTTAGAAGTTATGTTCAAAGCTGCTGTAGAGTAAACTCCTCCCAAATCCATACCATACTTGGCTGTTCTATTCTGAGAGCGGAAGTCTGCCTCGGTTACTGTATGGATAGGATCACCCTGGCTATAAGGAACAAAGAAACCTACTCTAAATGAGTTCCCCGCAAATGGATTTACCAGATAAGCAGAATCGCACATTGAGGGGCTACCACCATTACCACAGTCAGCTAGGAAAGCTGTAGAGATTTGACTGGTAGAATAAAAGGTAGTAGGAGCATCTGTTCCTGTGAAGTTAAATACACCAGACTCAACACCAGTTAGTATTACAAACGGTATCCCAACTCCTGTTGTACCTACAGCAGCCTCAACTCCAAATGCAGCTCCTGCTGTAGCTGCTATACCAGCATGATTCAAGAATGCATATCCATCAATACCTTCAATGAAGCACGATCCTCCTCCTGCACCGCAACCACCATCATCTGCTATCTGGGTAAAGAGTCCAGTCATAATAGAGTTAGGATCACTGCTTTCCTTCCTCGATGTAAAGACGTGGCCCCAGTTGTGGCCAGCATAATTGCTAACCTTCTGCCAAAGATTGGCTGCACCTGCTGCTGTGTTTGGACTAACAAGCCCACCTTGAAGAGAGAGAGCCTGAGCATTACCAGTCCCTCCTGTATAGTTAGCATTAACTGGGGTAGCATACACGCCACCTCCAACAGTCTCTGACCCAGTTGCTATTATAGATACTACGTTTATATTCTTGGGATTGTCAAGCACCCAGAAAAGACTCGCTCCTATATTTCCAAGTTCTACGGTTGCAGTCTCATTGAGTACAATGTCACCAGCAGCAACAGGTATTAACCCTATTGGGCCTTGCTTTTTGGCAGTCAGAGGTGTAAGGCCACTGACTGTTATTGTAGGTGTAGTGGTTACATTGCTAGCACCAGGAATAAAGCTCACCTTTGTACCAATCTGGGTTTGTGATACCAGTGCTGGAACAAGCGTAATCGTGATTGCATCTGCTGTCCCACCAACACTAGAAGCAACTGTTGGCTTTGCTATTGCAGCAGCATCTAGATTGCTTGCTCCTACAGCACCACAATTCCCAAAGCTAATTGCCCCTATTGCCGATCCAGATATAGCAGCTATAGCCGCTTGACCAAGACAGCCTGGGGTATTCGGTGAAGAACCAAGATCAGTAACATCACCAGCTATGGTGGTACTTGCTCCAACATAGTGATTGAGTGTTATCCCACTAGCGTCTGCTGTCACTATTGGATAGCCAAGTGTAACTAGGCAAGCGTTACCTGTCGTGCCTGGAGCACACCCAGCAACTGTATTTGTAGGGGCTTCAGCATAAAGCTGGATCGTGGTATCACTAGTGGTAGCAGTAAGTGCTTGACCACCAACTATCTTGGTTAGCTTATATACTGTAGTGCCACTACTGGCATTAGGAATTGAGGGGTCTATTATTTGAGTAGGCCCAGAAGCTGTAAAGCTGCTAGCTCCTATGTGACCACTCATATCAGTTGTGCAGTTAGTGTCAACCTTACTATCTCCTCCTGCATTACCAAACATGCACGTATTCAAATTCAATGCTCCAGCACTATGCGTAACAGTTCCCGTCCCAGGAAAGCTGCTACAAGATGGTTGTGGTACTGGCTGCACACGAACTAACGTAACACTTCCGGCTAGGCCAGAAGCTACAGCCTGACCAATTACTTCATTGCCACACAGAGGGATTATATTTGATCCTGTGTCTGTACCATAACCACTAATAGATGAGGTTGTTACCCAGTCACCAGCCACAACCGCATGAGTTGCATCAAACTGTAGATAGGTTACATTTCCTGTAAGTGCCACTTGTGGAAAGTTAGGATAGCTACAACTGTTTACACAAATCCCAACTACATCACCAGCGTCGTTGGCAGCGCAAGCCGTAATCTTTTGTGTAGTTGTTTGACACGCCGTATATGTTGCTACCGGAGGGGTGGTTGAGTCACTTGGGTATTGAGTCTCCCAAAAAACATTAGCCTCATTCAATCCCCACGTAGCACCAGAGGTAAGCTGTGCTGGCTCAACTATAGCACTACCTGCTAACTTAGCAAGCATTGTAGTGTTTGTTCCTGACAGTAGTGCGTTCCATCCTGTACTACCAGAGCTTGTGCTACAGGTTCCATCGCTGTAGAGATAACCAGTACAACCTCCACCAGCCCATAAACCTACAACATTGCCATAGGACATAGTTAGGAAGTTAAAAGGGATTGTATTAGATGCATTATAGCTCGTTCCCCAGGCTGTACCACTGCTGTTTGCTATGCCCGTTGCAGGATAGATCATGCTGCTAGGACATGGCCCTACATCTTTGAGCAGCTTACCAGTTATGCCATCGTACACAGCACAGTCACCATCGTTAGACGTGCTGGGGCCAGTGACATTCCCACTACCATTACCGCTCCCAGTCTCTTGCAGTATCTCTGTTAGCTTATCCAAGCTCCGCTCAAAGGTTTTCATTGGGATGGGCATGTTGTCATAGAACGATATGTTCTGTGTCACTGGTGTAACACGAGTCAACACAAGTGTCTGAGTACATGGATACAGGCTGCCTAACGTAACACTACCACCATTGGCATAGTTCATGTTGACTGAGATAACCGTATAAGCAGTGGGTGGTAGCAACGTGCCATTCAACGTAACTGTCAGTGCAGTAGGGTCACTGATAGGAAAGCTAAAAGGAAATGGCCCATACCCACCTGTGCAAGCAAAGGTAACTGTGTATGGTAGATTGCTAACAGTAGCACATGCTGTGCCAGTTAAGCACAACAACAATATCCACAACATGATTCGCTTCATACCTTTGGTTCCTCTCGATCACTAGCCTTAGCTGCGGCAATCTGGGTTTTCAAGTCTGTCACCTGTGCTAACTGCTCTGCTTCACTATCTTTCCTTGTAATCGTATCTTGTAGATGGGTAATGATTCCATCTGTTTGTGATCTAGTTATCTTAGTTGTTGCATCAACACCCTCTAGCTTTACAGACAGATGCTCAAGTTTATTAAGCGTCAACTTTAAGAACGCAATGATGACTGCTACTAGAGGTAGCATTACCATTCCAACATAAGGGGCAACGAACTCCCAAAACGAAGTTGTTGTCATTCGCATTCACCCAATCTACGTTCAGCCATCTTATTCCTCCTATTGTACCTGAAAACCACTAAATGTATATCCGCTCATTGTCAGACTCCCCACAAACGAGCTGGGCGTGCCCCCGTTCCACCCCGCCTGCACTCCATCCGACGTGTAAGCCGACCAGTTGGGCGTTACCAACACATTATTAGAATCGAACGTCCAAGCTGTTGGCACGTCGTTCTGCGGGGGCCATGAATATATCGTGTCGCCGCTAGGTGCAAACATCACGTTCCCGAGAAAGCGGGGTGCCAGTGGCGACGGGTTAGGCATGTAGATATTAAGCCCGGTAAGGCCTGTCATACCACATTGGCCACTGACCTGCCGACCAATTACGTTATCAAGAATCCAGATGTTGCCGCCCGTGTTTGGTATAGAGGAACATCCCGGGGCTGTCCAATCATAGTTGTCTGGATTAGAGCCATCCAGCATCAGGCCGGTGTTGTGCTGAACGATCCAGTCGGTCAGCCCATTTAGAACCATGGGGCTGAGTTCCCCACCCCATATCAGCATCATTACGTGGTGCGTGTCATCCGGATTTGGGTTAAGCAAGAAGAGATTATTGTGTATCCAGACCCGCTTCGATTCTCCGGGCGTAGTACAGTTGGGGTAGCCAGAGGCCGGGTTACAAGCGTAATCCTCGGCTAGAGTGTTGAAGCCGCGATCACCGTGCTTGATGATATTTCCAGTTACCTCGATGTCATCCACTACGGCGAGGTTCCCGCTTTGGGTAGTACGAATCTCGAACAGAAGCTGGGCATATTGTCCAGAGGAGCCTAGCCAGTTATTCTCTAGCGTGTTGCCGGTAACGATGACCCGCCTCGCGCTCTTGAACTCCAAATTGTTCTTCTCCAGCCACTTGTAACCGGGAGAAGTCGTTGGAGGACACGGCACTCCATTAGGTTGTATGTAGCCAGGAGCCAGCGTAATAAGGCAGGCGTCCCATGCCAAAGGCTTGAACATGTGATTATTGCGAATCTCAATGTCCGAAGCTACATAGGGATTGGTGTACCCACCAGAACCGCCGAACATCAAATCTTCGGTGGATGCTGACAGATAGTTATCAACAACCTTAATCGGCCCAGGAGTCCAGAACGATGCTATAGCTTGAGAGTCGCTGTTGCTTTGATGGATGTCGGAGATGTAACTGTCGATCACGGCGCAGTTGGTTATGTTGCACTGCACGCCTTCCCGCACGTCCTGGGTATCAGAGCCGTGTATGTAATCGCGGTCTACGGTGATCGAATCCGGCAGGCAGCCCGAGGTAAAACAACTCTCGCCTCCGTCCTCCTGTCCAATCAGAAAATAGGTATAAGGGTTCATTGGAGGATTTTGGGATGGGTTACCTCCCTGCGTAGACGTGCTGGTAACCTCCAATCCAACTAGCCGCCAATGGTTTGATCCCTGTGCGGGCGCAATAGCGGGAAGACTGTTGGGACTAACCACCTTCGCCATGTAGGGTGCATAAGACGGATCAGTGCGCGTCCCCGGAGGCGGCAAGGAAGCCAACCCTGCACTCTCAATGTAAATCCAAAGGTTGCCCAGATTGGTCTTCGCTGGCAGCGTAAAGTTTCCAGAATAGGTAGTAGTTCCTTCCATGTCCAGCACGATCGTGTCGCCAGGGGACGAGTTGGTAAGGGCAGTCTGGAAGTCGGTCGCATTGTGCGGTGTCCAAGTCGTGCCTCCCGC